ATAAAAGTAGTGTTGACAGACCCATATAAATACTCGGTAACAGGAAACTCAAATACCGCGATATCTGACCAAGTTTCAGTTGTTAATAGTGGAACTGCTGACACACCAATTATTGTTGAAGCTCGAGCGCTCAAGTCAAGTAGTTACTTCATGATTACTAAAAATGATGAAGATTATTTTATGGTTGGAGACGATGATACAAACAAAAAGACGAAGAACCTATCTCCTACAGTTTTAGAGGACGAATTAAAAAGTTTTTCTGGTTGGATAACTGTTGGTTCAGGTACCCAGTTAACAGATAATATAGTTGGCGGAACTGTGTCAGGCTCTTTTAAACTTTGGGATAAGGGAGAAAGTTTTGCTATCAAAGATGCAGGTGGCGGTAATGGTTATCATGGACCAGCAGTAAAGAAAACGTTCGATAGAAGTGTTAAAGATTTTAATTTAATAGTCAAGATGTATGTAAATCAGAGGTTGATTAGCGCTGGTAAAGCATTTAGTTATATTTATGACGAGAAAAATAAGTTGCGTTTTGTCATAGGGTTTATTAATCAATTTAAGGCTAAAAACGATAGTAAGATTGTAGTATATGCATATAATGATCTTGGTGAGCCTAGATTAATTTACGAACACAAAACCCATTACACAGTAAAAAAATATAAAGCTATGGCTGTTTATATTCAAGTTGTTCGTAAAGATAATAATTTCACAATTAAAACATGGAAGTACGATGAGCCGTCTAAAGATAAGAGATCTTCGCCAATCGATGTGCATAGTTCTAAGTTTTTAGACAGAGGAAAACTATATCAAACACCAATAAGACATATAACATTGTTTTCTGGAAAATACTCAGATTACAAAGACTATTTAGAAATAAATTGGCTAGGTGTGTATTTGTATGAAAAGTTACCTAAAGAAAAAGGTGTGATTGATTATATCATTAAGAAAGGTGATTCAATATATATTGATACGCATATGAATTCGGTTACAATCGAGGGAGAACCGGCGCTTAAACACAAAGATTTTGGCAGTAATTTCTTTAATGTTGGTGAAGGACTTTCAGAGTTACTAATATATCCAGAAGGTGTTTTTGACACAAAAGTACTGTGGCAAGACAGATGGCTGTAAAATGTTGGGGGTGAAAAAGTGATACACGTATTGAATTTTGAGGGTGAAATAGTCGATTTTATCAGCGATAGTGACGGTGATTTAATACATGCTGAGCATGAACGTAATTTAAGTGATCGTTCAGAAATGTTTGATTTTAAGATACTTTCAAGCAAAACAAAAAATATGCAAGAACGTAATAGAATAATTATCCGTGATAGTAATAAAAAATATCGTGAATTTATTATAAATAGAATTGAACAAGAAGGAGACTATTCGGAAATTGAGTGTATAGCATCTTATATCGAAGATATTGCTAAAGCAAAACCCATGGCACCTGGTAATATCGAAAAGAAATCAACACATGAATCGTTGGAGATAGTTTTAGCTAGTACAGGTTGGGAAGTGTCAGATTTAACAGGATATGGTGGTAATAAAACCACTTCATGGGCTTCGCATCAAAGTAGATATGATACTTTGCTACAGCTTTGTACTACGTTTTCAATGAAATTAGATTTTTATGTTGAATTAGGTTCAAACACAGTTGATCATAGGTATGTTGTTTTAACCGAACGTCAACCTTTGTTTAAAGGTAAAGAGATAACTTATGATAAAGATTTAAAAAAACTTAAGAGGATTATTGATTTAACAGAAGTTAAAACAGCTTTACTAGCAATTGGGCCTGAACAAGAAAACGGTAAAAGGATAGAACTTTACGTTACTGATGATGAAGCTCAATCAAATTTCGGTTTGCCTGAACATTATATATGGGGCATATATGAGCCTCAAACTGAGAATCAGAACATGGACGAGAAACGCTTGCGTACACTAGCAAAAACGGAGTTAAACAAAAGGAATCAACAAGCTATATCTTATGAGATTGATTCTATAGATATACCACATGAGTATACACAGGATGAAATTGTTATCGGAGACATGGTACGCGTTAAAGATAGAACTTTCAATCCTCCTATGTATATCGAAGCTGAAATAATTGGAGAAAAATACGATTTAATAGCTGATGTGAGTTCTTATACCATCGGAAAAGCAAAAGAATTTAAAGAGTCTGACTTAAGAGAAAAGTTTAACAATATGTTGAATGACATAAGGCAAAAGGTAAATGACAACATTTCGAATGTTAACACTATTGTTAAAGAAACATTAGCGGGAGAATTGCAGTATTATGAAAGAAAAATTATTAAATCAAGCACTCCTCCTGAAAATCCTGTGAATGACATGTTTTGGTTAGATACAAGTAACCCAGAAGTGTCAGTGTTAAGAAGGTATTGGAATGGGAAATGGATAAAATCCTCACCAGAAAAGGCGAGTGACATTGGCGCCATAAGTAGAGAACAAGCATTGTTTAGCGAATTAAATAATATATTTATAAATCTCTCAATACAACATAGTAGATTACTAAAAGAAGTTAGTGAAGTAACAGAGTCTGAATACTTAGTTAATTCAGATGTTAAACGACAAATAAATGAAAAACTTGACGCTACAGTAAGTATCTACCAACAAATAAAAAGTAACATAGAGAGTATGACTCCAGAAACTGCTACAATTGGAAAGTTAATAGATACACAATCACTATTTTTGGAATATCGCAAAAAATTACAAGAGCTTTATAACGTGATTGAAAATGCTAAAGTTACAATAAATGAAAGATTTAAACTTTTACAATCACAATACACAGATGAAAAATTCAATGAAGCAATGAACAAAGTTGCTGAAAGCGTTGGTGGTCGTTGGGACGAAAACCAAAAACAACTTATTGCTGATATCCCTAAAAAAGAAGATTTAGAGAAACTACGCCAAGTGCTAATACTTAAACAAAATGAAGGATTGAATTCGTATAGTCAAAAGCTAGAAGAGCTACAAAAAGAATTTAAGAACTTAGAGAATGGCATGGAGTTGGCAGTGAAAAAAACCATTAAAGAAATCAACGGCTCTGGAAATCTGTATCGCTACTCTTCTCCTATGGCATTTAAGGAAGCACACTATTACCAAGCGGATGTAATTACCGCAGGAGACGACAAGTTAATCAACTACAGAAAAAGATATAAAATAAACTTTGGGGCTTTAAACTACTATAAATGGGAAACTAACACTAAATACACTTTTAGCTTCACAATAAAAACAGACACCGACGGTGTAGTTATTGATAATCTGAACGACGGTTATTATGATCACTCACAAAACATACAATTGCCAAAAGATACATGGGTTAGAAAATCTATTACTTTCACCCCAACGTACTATTTATCTGACAACGGAATTACTTTAAATTTAAAAAATGCTTCTAATGGCTCATGGTATTCTAGTTGGGTTGGTGGAAGTAACGACATTGAAAATGTTTGGGTTAAAGACTTTCAGTTGGAAAAAGGCGAAATAGACACAGGACAGAAAGTTAACACCGACGACGAGCAAGCAGTCTACGATAATATCAACACAAAGATAACTGAACACTCTACAAAAATACAAGCATTTGAAGATAAAATTAACTTAAAAACTTACCGAGAAGAAATTACTCAAACATTAAATCAGCAATTAGAACCCCTCAAAAATGATATTAAACAACAAAATTCACAAATTGCGTTGTTGCCAGATAAACTGACTGAAACTGTATCTAAAAAGATTTATGAGACAACTATTTCTGGTTTAGTGAAAAGATTAGAAGCAGAAGAGGCTAAAAGAGAAACTTTGTCTAACAAGATTAATGACACAGTATCTATACAACAGTATCAAGCAGGTATAAATGAAGCTAGAAGCTACGCAGAAGATAAAGCAAAAGAAGCAAAACAACAATCAAGGCAATTGTCTAACACCCTCATCAACAATGCTCAAAGAGACACTAGAAATTATATAAACAATCAATTGAAAAATGTTGCTAACAACCCAGAAATACAGGCCAGTATTCAAAAGGTTAACGCTGATGCTCAAGAAGCGCTGAAAGAGTATATTAGAACGCAAGATGAGCTAAAAGCTCAAGAAGCACAAGCATATGCTGATGGTAAAATATCTGAAGAAGAACAACGAGCAATACAGGATGCCAAAGAAAAGTTTGAAGAAGCTAAATCACATGCTGAAAACAAAGCTGATGAGGCAAAAAGAATTGCGAACCAATACACTGAAAGCAAAGCTACAGACACACAAAGACAAGCTCGAGCTTATACGGATGGTCGAATACTTAATTCTAATAGAGAAAGAGACCAGATTCTATCACAATATAATACTAGAATCACTCAAAATGGACGCGATATTAATCTTAGAACCACGAAGCATGAGTTTAATGCAACTAACAGAACCCTGTCCAATGTATTGGCAGAAATAGTGCAAAATGTAACTGATGGTACAACGCTTAGATACGATGATAATGGCGTTGCTCAGTCTCTTAATATAGGACCACGGGGGATTAAATTCGATGCTACAAAATTTGAAATAAATGATGGAGACGTGGTCATTCAAAATGGACGAACTTTCATCAAAGACGCTTATATCGATAAATTGTTTGCTAAACAAGCTACACTTGAATATTTGAAAGCTAGAGATGTAGATCTTAACAAAGCAACAGTAAGTGGAACTCGCAATGGAGAATCCACAACACTTAGCGGTGGGAAAATTAGATCTACAGGAACGTTTACTAGAACATTCCCACAAGGTAATGCAACTTACGAAGCATTCACAGAGTCTTGGAACGGTGTTTATCGTTCAGGATTAATTTCTAAACAATTTGGTAATAGACGCTTAGATAACGTTGAACGTTGGCTAGCTTTAACAGATAAAGAAATTACAACACAAAGAGAAGTGCACTCAATGTCACCGGATAAACGGGGCGCTCGTTTTATTGATTTTTTCGCGGAAGAAACATATTCATCTGATGTATATGGACAGGGAATGCATATTTATTCGGGACAAGACTTGAAAATTGAGGCTGGCTACAGGCTTTCTTTTGAATCTTCTAACTCGTGGTATACACAATTTTCAGGAGCAGGTGTTGAAATAATTAATGATGGTGCTAGTTTAGTTTTAAAAAGGCAAACTGGATTCACTTCTCAACAAGGTAGTGGTGGGCAATATATAAGCCTACAAGCATCAGATGGCGCTGTTCATGGGCATTTAGGAATAATGTCCGATAATAGACATATGGTCTTCTCTTCGACGTTTGGAGAAGTTCATCTCCGTGGTGACATCACAAAAGTTTTTAACGCCAATGGATCTAATCTCTCTGATATTCGAGCAAGGTCTTTCGACTTATCCGGCGTAGGGAGAATAGCTTTCGAAAATGGAGATGCTTACTTACAGGGACAAACTGGAGTAAGATTCACAAAATATAAATCTAACACTTTTGTCACAGCGCAAGCAAAGGATTTTGTGAAAGCATCATCACGTCACTTAAAAACAAATATAAAAGAGTTAGAAAATGGTTTAGAAACCATTAAAAACCTAACTCCGGTAAGTTATGATTATATTTCGGATTTGATAGAAGGGAATACGAGTGGAGATATCGGGTTTATAGCAGAAGATAGCCCTTCAATTTCTGTCAATGAAGGAAAAGCTATTAGTGTTCAAAAATTAGCGACATGGGCTATTCTAGGAATAAAAGAATTGATAGAAGAAAACAACAAGTTAAAGGATGAAGTTTTGAATTTAAAAATTAAATTTGACGATTTAAGTGAGGAGCTGAATAGTAGTGGAACTAAAAAACATGTCTAAAGAAGAATTGATAAAAGAGTGTAATTATTTGAATGCACTAATTCAAACAATTTTAAGTAAGAATACAGAGTTAAACTTAAAGATTGCAAACTACGAAACATTGGAAAGAATCAATATTAATAATAAAGTATCTGATGATGAATAGTCGTCAGATATTTTTTATACCAAAATAATTAGGAGGAATTTTAATGGAACATAAAACAGAATTTTATTTAGTTGAAGTGAACAAAAACGGAGAAGAAAGCTGTCTAATGCAAAACTATTCAAATAGTTTTATTAGAGGAGCTTCGCCTAATACTGCATACAAATTTGACGACGAGGAACAAGTGAAAAAAGTTTGTTCCATGCAAAATGTGTTGTCTAGTATTTTTGATAACGGTACCAAAACCTACTATGTGAAGCAAGAAATTGAAAGAAGTAGCTATGATGAAAATGGTGAACCATATACAAAAAAGCAACATGAAGAAGTTTAAATAAACTTCTCTTCTTAGAAAGAAGGTGTAGTTTTGGATGATATTCAGAAAATAAAAAAAGAGCTTTCTGAATTAGTTGAACGTGTGGATGATGTTGAAATACTAGCAAACGAAACAGCTGATCATGTACTTGAACTTAGAGAGGAACACAAGCAACATCATAAAGAACTAAGAGAATCTCATAAAGAACTTAAGGACAAGCAAGATAAAGTTGTAGATGAGAATTTAGAGCAAACAAAGATATTAAACAGAATTGAAGAAAGGTATCAAACGCAAGTAGATGTTGCACAAAAAAATGAAGAAAAGACACTCGCCCAAAATAAATGGCTCGTAGGTGCCATATGGGC